GTTTGGTTGATACCCTCGCCGTCGTACGGGCTATTTGCATCACCGTTGTTGATTGAACGTAGATATTTGCGTTCCATAGCTAACAATGGAGAGTGAGCTTCTGAATTGTCATCGTCGATACCAAAACGATCATATCTGACCGTAAATGCAAGATGGTTAACTTGATATTCCCCAGTAGGAGGGTTAGATCCAGTTAGTGCTTCTAAATCTAGAATCTGTGCGTCAGCATATTTGGTAAGTTCTTCGATAATACGTTGGAAACGTATATTACCACGGGCTAGTGACTCAGCCGAGCCTGATGTAGTTGGCAAATCATTACCGGTATAGTTATCCCACGTAAATGGCTGAACTGCTCCATTGTTTGTGCTGCCTGTGCGGTATATGTTGTTAGTGTCGGTCATGTCCATAACCACACGAAAAAACGCTGGCTGTAATTGATTTGGGTCTTGTTGAAATCCTGATGGCATTATTATGCTCCTTAATTATCTAGTATTTATCGCATCAAGCCTAATGTATTATTCTACACTGGCTTGTGCTTTAAATCAAGTTATTTGAACACGATAAGTGCTAACAACCCTGCTTGTACAAAGAATCCAAAACCAATAGTTACAATGTTTAGAAAGTCTTTTTGGATGGCCGCTTTGATAAAAAAGCAAAACAAGCCGGCCCAACAAAATAGCACCAAATCAACAGGGGGCATTTTTTCAGTAAGCCCTGTAAGCACTGCTAACATTGTTGGAATTGTGGCAATGTGCATGAGGATAACTGCAACCCATCCCATTGTTTCTGCACTAATGTGCGGTGCTTGTTCCTTAATACTCTTAACCCATAAGTTAAGGTCAAAGAAGTCATGTACTGCTGTTTTAACTGTTTCGATATTCATATTAATCCTTACTTGTAAAAAATGTGACGGCCAATTTTAGCAACTTGTTGCCTGTGCCATCCGGGGTTAATGTAATCACCATGAAAGTATAATGCGTCTTTGACTGCACTAATTCTAAATCCCTCAAGCAAAACTTTTTTTGCTACTTCCATACTTTCGGTATAGACTGGGCCATTCATTGGCTTCTTGGCACTTGCTTGTTCGCAATACCAACTAAATTGACATAGTACTTTTTCATATACTACGTTCTTTTGATAAACCACTCTGCAGATGTCTCCGGGGAATTGCCCGCTTTCTGCACGATTGATTGTTACTTGTGCAACTGCAACTTTACCTTCAAAGGACTCATATCCTGCTTCGTGATAAATGTTACGTGCCAAACAATCTAATTGGGTTTGTCTCATTTTAGCTGTAATTGGACTAACATCCAATTGTGCTTGTTTAAGATGGTCGAGCTTGTAAATTGTTGCTCTATATCCTGCTACTATTACCATCAGCATTGCTAATGCTAATACTGCTACTTTTATGATGCGTATCATATATTTCTCCTTTACGCTGGATCAGGAATTGCTAGTTCCGTCAATTAAATGGCTCGATACATCTCCTATGCGTTAAAGCCCGCTGCTTTTGGCCCCAAACTATTCGGGGCAATAAGTAGTTATCCGATAAAATTACCGGATAAACTGCTGTTTTATACTTATTCCAGGCTATCGACGCATTTTGGAAATATCAATAGCCTCCTCGTCACTAAAAACCGGCACAGCATTGCTCTTATGCATGGTTGCAATACCTTTTACTTTGGTTCCTGTGTAGACTTTGGCAGGTGCAAGTGTAGCATTTCCGCCTGTATCTCTACTAGGAATATGTGCTGTACTGCGGCCTGCTGGAATTGCTAAACTGTAATGGCCTTTCAGCGGTTCGGCTGTCAATGCACGTTTACGTTTGCGTTCCTCTGCTTCGACGCCCCACTTCTTTTGAAGTTCTTTCCAAGATTCGTCCAATTCTCTGGCTTTTCTTGCGTGTTCGGCTGATGCGAATTTCTGTTTGCCCTTTTTCTTGCCATTTAAGGATAGACTAGGGTGATGCAGGTGCATACTCAAAATAATCTCCGATAGTTAAACATAGCTAGTATTATAGCTGAGTTTTACTATACAGTCAATAGTTTTGGTTATACTCTAAATGACTCGCCGCAGCCACAGCGATCGCGTTCGTTTGGATTGATAAATTCAAAACCTTCATTGAGTCCGTTGCGGACCCAATCCATGGTTAAACCATTTAAGTAGGCAAGTGATTTTTCATCTACTAATACAACAAAATCTGGTTGGGCAAAATTGGTAATACCAATTTCTGCCTTGTATTCATCTACATATTCTAAAGTGTATGCAAGACCACTACATCCTGTAGTTTTTATGCCAATGCGAATACCTACGCCTTTTCCCCGTTTGTCCAAATTTTGTTTGATCTTTTTACTTGCTTTGTCGGTTACGATAATCATTTACGGCCGCTTTGATCGCATCTTCTGCAAGTATCGAACAGTGAATTTTAACTGGGGGAAGGGCAAGCTCATAAGCAATTTCGCTATTTTTAATTTGTTCCGCCTCGTCAAGTGTCCGTCCTTTGACCCATTCAGTAACGAGCGAACTAGATGCAATCGCTGAACCGCAACCATATGTTTTAAACTTGGCATCTGTTATTACTCCAATATTATTTACTTTAATTTGAAGCTTCATTACATCACCACAAGCAGGGGCACCTACCATACCAGTACCAACGTCTGGATCGTCTTTTTCAAACGATCCTACGTTGCGTGGATTTTCATAATGATCTATAACTTTATTCGAGTATGCCATTATTGTGAGCAAGCTCGTTCACGATAGATTCGACCATCAGGTGTTTGTATTTCTTTCCATTCTGTACAGACAGGCTCGCGTTGTACAATCACTGGTTGAGATTGTACATACACAGGCGGCTGTTGAACAACGACAGGTTGTTGCTGTTGATTTGCAATTACAGCACCTGCAATACCTCCAATAATCAACGGTGCAACCCAATTGCTATCTCTGTAGATAACTGTTGGGCCATAACCTCGATGATGGTGCCATTGAGCACTTGCAGTACCCGCTACAACTAATAATAGCAGTGATAAAATAGTCTTTTTCATAATAGTCTCCAGGCTATACTAATATAACGCCATAGACTAATATTTAGTTGACTTACTTTGGTTCTTTACGTGCGTTTTTAACTGCGGTAACATCGTTACGTGTTTCTTTACACAACTTGGCCAAATCTTGGCAAGCCTTACGAACACGAGTACCGGCTGCACCGACTTCCTTGTCATAAAACTTTTCGAAGTCTGCTTCCATTGCTTCGACGATTGCTGTGAATTCTGCGTATTTGTTTGTAGCCATTTTAATAATCCTTTAATGTTAGTACAGAGTACTTATACGTACTGTACAAGGTTAAGAAATAAATGTCTACTTAATTGGCAAAAACAGTTCCAGAACCGCTAGCCGGATGCCCGCAAGTTGCAATGTCGCCTGCTCGAACAACTCCAATTCCGTTTGCTTTTACATTTCCAGAACCTTGTGCCATTGTAGGTGCAGAATGTGGACCTTTGCCGTGACCGGCAACTGCATCACCAATCCTAACCATTGGTTTACCTTCAACAAAGACATTGCCAGAGCCTTGAATGATTGCTCCTCCAGCTACGTCTGTTCCTGCGTCTCTTGCTATACCTGGCATGTTAGAATAATGTTGGTAAACTTCTAACCTTAGTAAGGTAAGATTGTAGTTGTACTAATGCGGCAGCTTGTTGTTCGGGACTAGCATCTCCGCTATGGTCTGTTAATTTTGCTTGCTCAACATATAAATGATAAATTGAGGCAAACCCTAACCAATCATATGGTCCAACCATATGTATTCCGGTTCCAGTTGCTAGATTTTTTATTGTTGTACTATTATCAGCCATTGTATCAAAATCGGTTTTAAAACTATCTAAATCAGTTTTAATACCATCCATATCTGTTTTAATGCCAGCTGTGCTAGTATTGATTCCTGATGTGCTTGTGTCTATACTTGTTAGTTTTGTTTGAATTGTATTAGTGTATCCGGCTACTGTATTTTCAATTCTACATCTTATAATTTGAGCAGCCGAATTTAATTCTTGTGTATATATTTGAAATAAGCCGGCAGTAGTGCCAATAAAATCGGAATCTGTTCCGCTAGTAATATTTGTACCTATTTCTGTGGCAAGATCGGTTAATGCAGATGCTAGTGCAGTTAATCCTGCACTAGTTGCTTCTCCTGCTAATGCAGTAGCTTGGGCAGTTAATAATGCTTTAGCTTTTGTATAGACGATTGCCATAATAGTGTCCTAAAACAATATTTATGCTAGAGCAATACCAGTTGTAGACTCAATAAACTGTTTGGCAAATTGTTCGTCAGTTGCTTCTGCCACAGTAACGGTAGATTTTTGCAATCTAACTTCAGCGTCGGGATTAACTGTAAACAAGTACGGCATTAGCCCAGGGCCTTTTGCACCCATTGCAATGACCATAGGTTTTGACAGTTTATAATAAACTGGACCATCTTCTACTAACTTGGCAACAAGCTCTTCGCCACTTGTGAGTTTAAGTGTGATTACTTCGCCTTCTACTACGCCTTTTTGAATTAACATATTATACCTTTTCTAAATGTTGTTTGAGTTCTGTGAACCCGCCTATTAATTTATCGTCTAAAAATATTTGTGGAACAGTTCTGGCATTAGGTACAGCTTCCAGTAATTCTTCTTTAGTATAACCGTCGCCGATTTTACGTTCGTCAATTTGATAACCTTTTGCTTGCAATAGCTTATATGCTTGATCGCAATAAGGACAGTGGTACTTGGACCATAAAGTTGCTTTCATAATTTTTCCTTATAATGAGGGTAATGCATCGTAATCAAGGGCTTCACCCATTACGCCAATTACATAATTTGTTGATTCACTTTCTTGTAATGCTGTTTGTTTTTTACTTGTATCCGTGTGTTTATTAAACCACGGAATAGGAGTTGATTTAGGAGCAGAGGCTTGATACTTAATACCGATATCTTTCAATGCGCCAACGGCTGTGTAGTCCACAAAGTCTTTTAGAATGTTTGCATTGAGACCAATAACTGGGCCTTTGTTAAACAAATAAGTTGCCCAATCTTTTTCTTCACGAATAACATCCATATATAATGCGTATACTTCATTTTCGCATTCTTGTCTAATGGCAGCGAAACGAGAGTCTTCTTTTACCACCTGGTTGATCATATAGGCTGTCCAGCCTTTGTGTAACAACTCGTCTTGTAAAATTAATTGAATAATATTTCCATTGCCCATAAAGATCTTGTTCTCTACCATTGCTAGGCTAGTAGCAAAGCTAACCATAAAACGGAATGCTTCTAGTGCATAGCTGGCATGTAATGCCATCCAGATTGCTCGTATATGTTCATTTTCTTCTACAGGTTGACCTAATTCTTTTGCACAGTTAATTCTATGTAAGTCATCATAATATTTTCCAACACTCGATGCCATATCTACAATTTCTCGAGTGTCGTGAATAGTATTAAATACATCCTTGGGAACATTATAAATGTTACGAATAATATGACTATAGCTTTTACTATGAATGTTTGTTTCAAAGAAACCCCAGTTGTACATCAATGCTTCAACTTCGGGTAGGCTACAGACAGGAGTGAATACCTGTGTTGGGCCCCTGCCTTGAAGGCTGTCTAAAGCCGTTTGGCGTAGCAAATTGCTGGTAAAAATATGTTTGACAGCATCGCTAGCTTCTTTAAAATCATTAGCATCTTTTGTTAGACTAATCTCTTCTGGTTGCCAAAAGAAACCCCGAGCTGTTGCATCATAGTCTGCAATTTTTTTATATTTGACTTCTTCAAATCTTTGAATAGTTACAGGACCTTCTGGGTCCAGAAACATTTTGCGACTTAAATAATCTGTTTTTGTTGTTAAGTTGTATTGTTGTTTACTCATTTTAATATTTTCCTGATGCAAGTACTATCTTGCAAATGTGTTCTAATCTTTCTATGTGCTCATAGGCACGCCACGGGCTAGTATCTATAGCAACTACTCCGTGACCTTTAATACCTACTATGTCATAGGCAATGTTACCTTGCTTATCTAATTGTAACATCTTATGACACTGATCCGCAAGCTCTTGACTAATAGGAGCAACATCTCCTACATTAGGTGCTACTTTGGTATAACGGTTAAGTTCTGGAAAAGCATTGCTGATAGTGCTCAAATCAATTCCAGCATGCATGGCGGCAATACAGTATGTGGGGTGAACATGTACTACTACACGAACTTCACCTGCATGTTGACCCAACTCTTTTTGTAAACCAAAGTGTAAAGGAATTTCTCCACTAGGTTTTAAGTTGGCACTAATGTCAGTGTACTCTAATTCTTCATAATTATAATTAAAAGCACCTGTACCTACACCACTATTAATGGTTTTCCAAATTTTAATTTTTTTGAACTGATCAGGCTGTAGAGTTTGTTTACGAACACCGCTTGGAGTAATGTAGAAATGGTCACGGTCATGGTGGCGTATGCTAACATTACCATCACGACTGGTAATCCAATTACGCTTGTATGCGTCTACCATTATATCACAAATAGTTTCTAACATTATAATTTATATGCCTTGTAATTGTTTTTATTAACAAATTAATATAATTTGTTAATTGGTTTATCTATTCTATATAACCACTGTATTCCGCCGTCTGTTACTTTTTTGACAAATTTTGCTTGGGGAAATAATTTTTCAAAACTTTCTTTTTTCCAAAATGTGCATAGACTGCCGCAAAGATTAATATCTAAATCGTTAACATCAGCTGTTATATTTGTATAGTCTGTCCAATATATTACTGAATCAAAATTAGGATTTTGGTATTCTGCAAAATTGTGATCTTTATGTCTGTTTTTTACAAAGTAATAAAATCTTTCAAAATGACTTGAAAGAAAAATTGTAAACAATATAGTTCCGCCAGGTTTGATAACTTGATATATTTCGTCTAAAATTTCCCTAGTTTGATCTACTGTAGTATGGGTGAATACGCTATAGGCTACTACTACATCAAAATCATTATCAACAAAATCTCTTAAGATAACATCTTTTTTGCCATTTGGATTAAAACTAGGGTGCCATTTATTATAATGTACAAATTTATATGCAGGGTGTTTTATTTTTGCTATTTCTATGCTGGGAAAATTTACATCTATACCAACGTATTTGGTTGATTTAATTATTTTATGAGCGTATATAATGTAATTACCTTGATTGCATCCAAAATCTAATACTTTAGATTGTGTATAATCTATACCAGTGTCTTCATTAAAAATATTATATAAGTTTTTATTGTTTTCTTGAATATAACAATTATCTGCAATAAAGTTATATTTAGGCAAAGGTTTTTCTAATGGTTCTAGATAATGATCTAAATTTTGTAAAAATTCTTCCACTGGGACAGAGTTTGCCCGGCCGAATTTTTTTGCATATTCAATTTGATGCGGTTTCAATTTTTCATAAGGTATACTTTTAAAATTTCTTTTAACTAACCAATCGCTTACTTGTAAATATGCTGTATCATTTTTTCTATCTAATTTCCAATGATTTCCTTTTGAATCTTGTAGTTCATAATAATTGATACTAATACTTTCTGCATCTCTGTTCACTACTCCGTGTTGAGAATCATTATAAATAGACCAAGGAACAGATGACCACTTAACATCTAAAATCAAATTGGCATCTTCATAAGCAATGTCATAAAGATTGAAAAGTAATTTTTCCAATTGTGTGTAATCCGATACAGGGCCTTGCAACCATAAATCAAAATCGTTAGTTTTTTTGATATCATATAAAACACGACCGACTACGATTGCTGAATAATTTTCAGCAGATATACGCGGTAATGCAAGATTCAAAAAAGTTGTGATATTTTCACGACATGGAGGTTTTGCCGTCGTAGTGTAGACGCGATTTCCTACTTTCCACAACCAAGGATCTGTACTAGAATCAGTGCTCATAGTTTACAAAAATATTATAGTTTGCATATTACAATTTACACGACTCGCAATCTTCTTCATTATCGTAATTAATTGGCTCTAACATAATTGGTAATTCTTCTGCATCTGCTTTACTGCCCTGTTTATTAATTAAACTATAATAAAATGTTTTTAATCCCCATGCATGTGCCTGCATCAAATTTTTAGCAATCAATGTAGTTGGTACTTTACGTCCTTCAAAATGTGCTGGATTGTAAAATGTGTTTGTACTAATTGATTGATCCACATATGCGGCAAGAACACTTGCAGTTTTTAAATAACCATCACAGTCTTTCTGTTCCCACATCATCTGATACTTGTTTTTAAGTTTAGCATATTCAGGAACAACTTGTGTAAATGAGCCTGCCTTGCTTTCTTTAGTACTGATTAAGCTCATAGGCATTTCAATTCCATTAGTGCTGTTTATAACAACACTTGAGCTTTCAACTGGAGCAATAGCCATAAGTGTAGCATTGCGAACACCATACTGCTTCATGTTAGCACGTAGGGTTTCCCAATCTAATTCTGGAGTAAAGTCTGCTAGTTCATTTACACCTTTGGCCCGTAATTCCCACGGAAAAATACCTTGACCATAACGTGTTTTATCACTATGGGTACAAGCTCCTCGTTCTTTGGCAAGTTCAACTGTAGCTTCTGTAAGATAAAATGCAAGATGTTCCATCCAAGTTTTAACTTCTTGTAGTGCATCTTTTTCGCCATATTTAAAGCCACGTTTAGCATGCCAGTAGGCTAGGTTAGTAACACCAATACCCAGTGGACTAATTTCATCATTGCTTAATTTGCTCTGGATTGAAAGGAAGTCTTGATAATCGAGAATGTTGCACAGGCTACGCTGAAGTATTCGACAAGCACGTCGCATATCTTCTGGATTACGGAATGCTCCCCAGTTGATAGATCCCAGTGTACATAACGCTATGCGACCTTCAGCATCATCCAGACGTTTGAAAGATTTTGTGGGTAGTAGGATCTCGCAACATAAATTGCTTTGATAAATTGTATGATACTCGGGATCAAACGGACCCTGGTTCATTACATTGTCAATAAACACTAGATAGATACGACCTGTATCAGTACGTTCTTTCAGTATGCCACTCTTGAATACTTCTTCAGCACTCATTGATTTTTTTCTTAAATCTTTTCTTTTTTCGTATTTGGTATAGAGTTCTTCAAACAACTGTGTGTTGCTGTAGAAAGCTTCATATAAATCGGGAACTTCGTTTGGGTCAAAGAAGGTGATGTTTTCTTTGTTTATAAATCTGCGCCAGAACAATGCTGACAAGACGACTCCATAGTCCATGTGTCGCACCCTGGTTTCTTCAGTTCCTTGATTGTTCTTAAGAACGATAAGATCGTCAAACTGATGGTGCCAAATAGGATAAAATACTGTAGCACTTGCATT